CTCAGAAACAGAAACAGGTGATAATAGGACTGTAAAAGCTAGTTTTGATTTAACTTTAAAAGGGTATCTTATACCAAATGTCTTACAAAAAGATTTAATATCCCCTAAAAAAGCCCTTAGTTATAGTAGGGTAAACTTTATTACTGAAGTAGTTTCAAATAAAATTTAATTTTAAATAAAACTTTAATATTTATCGATAAAAGTCATGGAACAAATTAAGTTATCACAAGAAGAAATTGAAGTACTAACTAAGTTACAAGATACCCAAAATAATATTATATCTACTTTGGGTCAACTTGAATACAACATTCAATTGCTTGAGTTACAAAAAGAAGGTCTAACAGAACAAATAGAGGAACTTAAAAAAACTGAATTAAAAATAGGACAAGATTTAACTAAAAAATACGGTAATGGCAGTATTGATTTAGATACCGGGTTATTTACTAAATCTAACCCCTAATTTTGAATCTTTTTAAAATATTTATAATAAACTAACACAACAACATGGCAAACGAAATCCTATCACCAGGCATCTATATTAATGAAACCGACCAATCCTTTATCCCTGAAGGAATAACTGAGGTAGGTGCTGCTATTGTGGGTCCCACTGCAAAAGGACCCGCACTAGTCCCAACTAAAGTAACTTCATACGCTGATTATGTAGCAAAATTTGGAGATTTACTCCAAAGTGGAGGAGCATCTTATTCTCTCCTTACTAATACCGCTGCCTATGGATATTTTAATAATGGAGGATCTACTCTTCTAATTAGTAGAGCAACAAGAGGAGACTACACCTCAGCTACGGGGTCATCTACTTCTGAAGGTGGTGGTACTTCATTTAAAATTAATACAATTGCCCAAGGAGCAGACCAAAACAGTGATAGCACCCCAGAAACTAATGGATCTTTACCTAGTGGTAGTTCCACTAATTTGAGATGGAGTATTATTAACTCTAACACAGGATCCGGAGCTTTTACTTTAATAGTAAGAAGAGGAGACGATGATAATAATAATTTAATCACCCTTGAACAATACACAGGTCTAACTTTAGATCCCTTTGATGACAACTATATTGGCAAAATAATTGGAACTCAACGTCCTAGCATACAAGGATCGGGTGATGACATTTATGTTGAAGTTGAAGGAGATTATCCCAATAGAAGTAAATACGTTTATGTAACTGACATTAACGAAACCCCTAACTATTTAGACGGTGACGGAAATCCAAGAAGCCAAGCTTTTAAAGATGCTATGCCTGTAAATATTAAAAATGGTGTATTTGGAGGAGGAGCAGGTGAAGTCGGTGCAGGTGCTTTGTTTGGTAAAGATATAGATGGAAGTGATATACAAGGAGTTACACCAAGTGATTATACTGCTTCTTTCCAATTATTGAATGATACGCAATATAAATTTACTTCTATTGTAGCTCCTGGGTTAAACTACACAAACAACGCTACTGAATTAGATATATTATTAGATGTTGCAAAAGAAAGACAAGATTTCTTAGCAGTTATAGACTTAGGTTTATATGATGCTACCGCTGATAATGTTGTCGCAGAAGCCGCAAAGATTAATAACTCATATGCGGCTGCGTATTACCCTTGGCTAATGACCACAGATCCTGCTACTGGAAGATTAACATGGTCTCCAGCCTCAGCACTTATCCCTGGGGTATTTGCTTACAACGATAGAACAGCTGAACCATGGTTTGCTCCCGCAGGTTTAAGCAGAGGCTCATTACCTACAGTATTAAAAACCCAAAGAACATTACCTAAAGTATCTAGAGATGATCTATACAGTGGTAAAGTTAATCCCATTACAGCCTTTCCTGGAGCAGGTGTAGTAGTATTTGGACAAAAAACATTACAAAGTAAAGCTTCTGCTTTAGACCGAATTAATGTTAGAAGATTATTAATTAACATTAAGCAATTCCTAGATCAACAAGCAGGTAATATTGTTTTTGAACCCAATTCTCAAGCCACAAGAAATAACTTCTTAGCGATCGTCAACCCATACTTGGAATCAGTACAACAAAGACAAGGTTTATATGCCTTTAAAGTAATAATGGATGAATCTATCAACACAGCCGCTGTAATTGATAGAAACGAACTAGTAGGACAAGTTTACCTCCAACCCACAAGAACCGCTGAATTCGTAATTTTGAATTTCAACATTCTTCCAACCGGAGCTTCCTTCCCTGAAAATAACTGATAAAAAGTATAAATTCGAATATTTATAATAAACAACAACAATGGCAGTATTAGATTCAAACGAAATTTTTTTCACAGCATTTGAACCCAAACAACAAAATAGGTTTATCCTGTATATGGATGGTGTTCCCACTTACATGGTAAAAGGATTAAGCGCAATTGCTTTAACCCAAAATGCTATCACAATTAACTGGATTAACACTTATCGTAAAATTAAAGGTAAGACCACATGGGATCCCGTAACATTAACCTTACATGACCCCATCACCCCCTCAGGTGCTCAAGTCATTATGGAGTGGGTACGTTTAGGACACGAGTCCGTAACAGGTAGAGATGGTTATTCTGACTTCTATAAGAAAGACCTGACCCTTAATGCTGTAGGTCCTGTAGGTGATATCGTTTCTGAATGGATTATTAAAGGAGCCATAATCACCGCAGCCAATTTTGGAGATTATGATTACGATAATATAGATACTCCACAGCTCCTTACACTTACTCTTGAAATGGATTATTGTGTATTGAACTTCTAATACAAAGCCAAAATAATTATAAAAGAG